GTCTTTGCCATATTTTACAATGTGAGCTTGAAATTCTTCCCAGTCTGGGCCCATACAATTAAGGCCCACAGCACACTCAGAGAGATCTGGGAATAAAGACAAGAATCTCGCAATAGGAAGAAAATATTTCCTAACTGCAAGTTGCAAAACCATGGGTGCTGCTTGGAAGACACGCACCTTATCCTTATCAACTGGTGTAGGCTCATCTTTTAAACAAGCTTTGAAGATAGGATGGTAACGTTCTCCCTTTTTCCACGCTGATACAGCAACAGCGAATTCATCCCAAAATAGGGAATCAAGTTCTGCTGGAGACGCAAACCCTTCATAGTCTTTTGGGTCCAGAAGCGTCAAATAGTTTGACTTGGGACCAGACAAGGGATGTCCAACAGAGGTGTTAGGCGGCATTTTGTCAATAAACTTACGTCCATCAATACCACAGATTGTTTGCATTTTGGTCAACGGTGTGATCTCTGCCTTAAGAGAAGGGCGATCAGTCAACAATTGATGCAGGGGTTTCAAGTAATCATTCACGGCTTGATCCATCAAAGATGGTTCAATACCACGAGAGGGTTGACTTGAGTACTTTAGGGATTCCAACCAAGGATTGCCTTTTCCGAACTTGGGTTTGCCCCATTTCTGAGCTACACCGCACACAGCAGTTACAGCAGAAGAAATAAGGGAAGGAACGACTTTAGAATAGTACGTTGCTCGTCCACTACAGGTTCCATACACCTCCATGTTAGGAGTTGTCTCACCAATTTCCAGTTTATTTACTGGGCTCTTGTAATGCACGGATTGTTCATCAAGGATACGCTTTCCGAATAACGTTTCAGGAATTGTGCCAGTACTATGCGCAAGTAATACACTAGGTCGTTCACTCAGAACTTCCAAAGCATACTCAATGTCAGACTGGGCAATGCACGGAGCAAAGCCACTCTTTCCACTGATACCAGCAACATGGCAACCAACAATCATAGGAGCAATCTTTTGAGCTACAACAGGTGCCCCGCACATACCAGCAAAACTTTCTATTTGATAAGAATGTCCCGCGGCATAGCAAGAAACAAGTTGATTGAGGTCTGCATATTTAGCGTAAGAACGGTAGTGCTTAACAGCACCGGTAATCTCACGAGTACAGACACGAACTCCAAAGTTCTCTTTAAAATGTGTTAAAGGAAAATATTTGGTTAAATCCTTCCAATCCCCACCATTGGGGACCCACACTAAACTTAAATCAGTGGAAGGAATTTGTGCACTATGTTGATAAGACAAAAAACAATGAAAGTTGCCACCTACAGTGGTGACATCATTACGTACAATAACACATAGCTTATCAGCCCAACGCTTAATTGTGTGCGTGGGAATCAAAGCAACATTAGATTTGATAAAAACCATATTTGTGACAAGTTTTCCCTCATCCAATACACAGGCAGTATTTTTTGCACATAATGCAACAAGGTCATCCTCTGTAATTGTTTTGGATTGGGTTGATGAAGGAAGAGGTTTGGTAACAACGGTAGCCCAGTTATGCTCTTCAGCAATCTCCTGGGTAACATCATTGGCATCAATTTTCTTGATTTCCTCATCAGTAGGGGAAAGGTAACTCTGCTCCATCAATTGACGAAGACCACGAGTATTTCGATAGGTTTGGGCCATTTCATATATAACACCAACAGCAACACCAGTTCCCAAAATTTGGGCGGTGCGCTTGGCATAATGTTTAGCCGATAACCATGCGGATTGTTTTTGTTGTGCTACATTTAATTCAATAACATATACATAAGACATGAAAATAATATA